CTTCATGCAGGCCGGCGTCGACTCCAGCAACCGTCCGCTGGTGGTGCCCTCGCAGAACGTCCCGCAGAACGCCATGGGCGTCGGACCGGTCGCCGGCTACGGCAACACCGGTGCGTCGATCGCTGGCCTGCCGGTCGTAACCGATGCAAATATCACCACCTCGGCAGGTGCGGGAACGAATGAGGACGAGGTATATATCGTCCGTCGTGCCGACATGCTGCTGTTCGAGGATGCCGGTGCGCCGGCCCTCGTCCGCATGGACCAGACCGCAGGCCTCAACCTGACGGTGACGATGGTTGCGTACCAGTACGCAACCTTCATCCCCGGCCGTTACCCGGCGAGCATCTCCGTGATCTCCGGCACCGGCCTCGTGACCCCGACCTTCTAATAGGTCCCCCTTCGTCGGTCGGGTCGGTACCAGTCCCGGCCCGGCCGACACCCCCTACCTCGAGGAGTTCAACATGTCCAAAGCACTTTGGGACAAGCAGGCCCCCAGCCGTGTCCACAAGCCCGCAGAGGCCCCCGAGGCCGCTCCGGTCAAAAAGGCTGCCAAGAAGGCCAAGAAGGCCTGACAATGGCTTACACGTCCCTGACGGTGCTCAAGGACTACCTCGGCATCCCGAGCGGCACCACGTCCGAAGACACGCCGCTCACAGCAGCGATTAACGCTGCACAGGACCTGGTCGACGGGTACACAAACACGACATTCGAAACGGTCACCGAAGCCCGCGTGTACCGTGCCGAAGACCCTCGAGTAGTGCTCGTCGACCAGTTCCACACCCTCACCGGCCTCGTCGTCAAAACCGACACAAACAACGACGGCACCTACGACACGACTTTGACAATCACGACCGACTATTTGGTGCAGCCGTTCAACGAGCCGCCGTTTACGTCGCTGCTGCGAGTGTCTGGCGATTGGCCCCGTTACGACTCCGGCCGGCCAGCCGTCGAAGTGACAGCCGCTTACGGCGACCAGAACGACGCAGCCGTCCCCTACGCCGTGCAACAAGCCGCCCTGATCCTCGCCGCACGCCTGTACCAGCGCAAAGCATCGCCGCTCGGCATCATGACCGGCTTCGCTGACTACGGCATCGCCCGCATCAGCCGCCAAGACCCCGACGTCGCAGCGCTGCTGCAGCAATACAAGCGGCTGGCGACCGCCTGATGGCCGACTACACCGCAATTCGGGACGGCCTCGCCACACGCCTTGAAACTGTCCCGACGTTCCTGACGGTGCACGCCACCGTCCCGAACCGCATCGTTGCGCCGTCAGCCGTGGTCGTTCCTGGCCGGCCCGTCGCCGTCTACCACGACAGCATGATCGGCCAAAGCGGCAGCCTCACCGTGTTCAACTTTGAGCTCGTGTGCGCTGTGCAGTCAATGACCGAGGAGTTTGCCCAAGACGCCCTCGACGACCTGATCAGCGGCGCTAACAGCGTGCCGGCAGCGATCGAGGCCGACCCGACCCTCGCCGGCGCAGCGACAACGTGCCAAGTTCGCCAGGCCGTCGACTACGGCGTGGTAGCCTTTGCAGATACCGAGTTCATCGGTGCCCGTTTTCTCGTGGAGGTAATTGCACGATGAGCAGCTACACCGTCACTTCACACAAACTTGTCGGCCATGAGCACGGCGATACCGTGACCGACGCCGACCTCGAGGGCGCAAACGTGCCCGCCTTGATCGCAGCAGGCCACCTGGCCGAAGCGAAACCGAAAAACAGCCGAAAGGCCAACCCAGAAAGTGAGGCCGACTGATGGCCGTTTTTCTCCAGAACGATGTCCAGCTGGTAGTGAATTCCGTGGACCTTACCGATCACGTTGCCAGCGTCAGTTGGTCCGAGAGCTCAGACGAGCTCGAGACGACCGCCATGGGTGACAACAACCGGACCAGGATCGGTGGACTCAAGGACGGCAGCGTCTCGATCGAGTTCCACCAGGACTTCGGTGCGTCGTCGGTGTACGCCACCCTGTACCCGCTGCTCGGCACCACGACCACCGTCGAAATGACCCCGACCAGCGGCTCGCTCTCGGCGACGAACCCGAAGCACTCTGCCTCGGCCCTCGTCACCGAGCTCCCCATCATCGACGGCAGCGTTTCTGATCTTGCCACCGTGTCGGTGACCTGGCCGCTGTCCGGCGCTGTCACGGTGACCACCGCCTGACATGCTTGATCTCTCCATCTCAACTCGACTGGCCGATGAGACGGAGCCAGTCACAAGCAAACCCACGATGGGCACGCTGCTCCAGCTGGAGCGGTACTTCAACCTGCCGAGCGCTATCGAAGCGTTGCAGCAGACAAAGATCGAGCATGTGGCGTGGCTGGCGTGGGAATCACGCCGGCACGCCGGGCTCGTCGTGCCGACCTGGGAAAAGTTCCGAGACACGCTGGTGGACATCGAGTTCGACCGCGACAACGACACCCCTTTAGCCGAAGGGGAACCGCCTACGGCATAGCGTCGTTGGCACTCGCTACCGGGCAACCGATCAGCGAGCTTGAGAACGCTTCCCCGGCCGTTATTCGTGCGTTACAGGCAATTCTGAAAGAGCGTCACCAGGCGCAAGAAAAAGCAGCACGGAGGCGCTGACGATGGCACAACCCGCAGTCCGAATCGAGGGCGGCAGGGAGCTGCGTCGCAAGTTCCGTGAAGTCGGCGACGATATGTCAGACCTGAAAGACCTGCACAGGGAGCTCGCTGACGACGTTGCCGGCACGGCAAAGACGAAGACGCCTGTGCGTAGCGGCCGGCTGCGCAACTCGGTGCGTGGCAGCGGCACGAAGACTGCTGCTCGAGTCCGAGCGGGCAACAACCGAAGGAGCGGCCCGAGCTCGGTGCCCTACGCCGGGCCGATTCATTTCGGCTGGGCCGAACGTGGCATCCGGCCGAAGCCGTTCTTGTATGAAGCGCTTGACGATCGCCGCCAGGAAGTGATCGAACGGTACAACGACGAAGTGCGAACCATCATCAAGCGCGTGTTCTAGGATTGACCCATGGCAGCAGGCTCGAGCGTTATCAACGTCGCCATTCTCGGCGATGCTAAGAAGTTCAAGAAAGCTGTCGGTGAAGCCAGCGACAAGCTTGGCAAGTTTGGCACGAAAGTCGGCAACGTTTCGGCAAACGTCGTCAAAGGCTTCGGTGTCATGGGCGCTGCGGCCGGCGGCCTGGCCGTCGTTGTCGGCAAGCAACTGTTCGACGTTGGCGAGGAACTGACCGCCCTTGACCAGAAGATCGGCACCGTATTTTCTGGCGAGTCGCTCAACACGGTCACAGACTGGGCCGACGAAGTCGCAGCCCGCATGGGCCTCACCTCAACCCAGGCAGCCGGCCTCGCCGCTAACGCCGGTGACCTGCTCAAGCCGATGGGGTTTACGGCCGACCAGGCCGCCGACATGTCGACCGAGATCATTGGCCTCGCTGGTGCGTTGTCCGAGTGGTCGGGCGGGCAGCGTGGCGTCGAAGAAACCGCCGAAATCCTGTCAAAGGCGCTGCTTGGCGAACGTGACTCGCTCAAGTCGCTCGGTATCGCGATCAACCAGGCCGAAGTCGACCAGCGTGCCCTGCTGATCGCTCAGCAAAACGGTCGAGAAGCGATTACTGCCCAGGACAAGGCACTTGCGACGCAGGCGCTGATCCTCGAGAAGTCGACCGATGCTCAGGAAGCGTATGCCGCCGGCGGCAACAGACTCACCGCTGCACAGAACCAGCTCAAGGCAGCGTTCGGCGAGCTTCAGGAAGACTTGGCCCGCAAACTGCTGCCGCTGTTCGCACAAGCCGCGGACATCGTTGTCGAGCTCATTGAGGTGTTTGATGAGGAAGGCTTGGGCGGCGTCATCTCGAACGTTTCCGAACGGATCAAGAAGGCGTGGCCGGCGATCAAGGCACAGCTCGCCGTGTGGGCTCGAGGATTTGTCGACTGGGTCAAGCAGGTCGGGCCGCCGTTCTTCGCAGCGCTCGGTAACTTCCTGCTCGACTTCGGCAAATGGTTCATAAACGACGGCCTGCCAGTCATCATCGAGAAGCTCGGCGAATGGGCAAACGCCTTCATTGACTGGATCGTGCCGCTCATCCCGCCGTTCCTCACCAAACTCGGCGAGCTCATCGCAGCGTTTGCAAACTGGTTCATCGAGACTGGTTTGCCCATGATCGTCGAAAAGCTCGCCTCATGGGCCAAAGCGCTGATCGAATGGGTCGGGCCGCTGATCCCGCCGCTGCTGCGCGAACTGGTCAAGCTGCTCACCGAGGTCGGCAAATGGATGCTGACAACCGCCCTGCCGACGCTAATCAAACTGGTCGCACGTTGGGCCGCTGCCCTGATTGACTGGGTGATCGACGTCACGCCTGACGTGATCAGGGAGCTCGGCAAGTTGATTGCTGACGCCACAAGCGCTCTTGTTAACGGTGCAGTCAACCTCGGCAAAGACCTGGTCGGCGGCATCGTTGACGGTATCGTGGCTGCTGGTGGCGCTATCGCAAGCGCACTTGCAAGCCTGGTGCCTGGCGGCGGCATTCTCGGCGCAGCATGGGATTTTGTTTCAAACCCGGGCGGTAAAGCCGCCGGCGGGCCAGTGAGTGCTGGCACCCCGTATATCGTCGGCGAAACCGGCCCGGACCTGTTTGTGCCGACCGGCTCGGGCACGATCATGAACAACACCCGCCTCGGCGGGCTGGGCGGCGGCGGCACAATGAACGTCACCGTAAACATGCCGGTCGGCTCCGATGGTGCCGATGTTGTTGCAGCGTTGCAACGGTACGCACGGGCACACGGCGGTACCGTCCCGATTCTTACCGGGCAGCTGTAATGGCTTCGTGGGCCTGGGCGCTCGAGTTTCAGCCGACCGACAAGGACGGCGGCAGTAACCCGCCGGCCGTTCCAATCGGTGACGTTATGGGCGCAGCGATCAGCTACGGCAAACGAGGCGACGCGCTCTCATACAGCGGCGGCACGATGACGCTGCAGCTCGACAACACGACCAGCGCCTACACGCCCGACGCCGGCGGCACCTACGCCAACGCACAATTCCTCGGCACCAAGGTCCGCATTTATGTCGACGTGACCGGGGCTGGGGCACCGTCGTGGACGCACGGCCCACCAGCAGCGTTCACCGGCGTCGTGACCGATATTGAATACAGTTTCCAGGGCACGTTTGAGTCGTCGGTCAGGGTGACCGTTTCGGATGCGTTGACGATGCTCGGCACGTTGTCGTTTGGCACCGTAACGGCCGCCGGTTTCACCCTGGACTCGGCAACCCGTGGCCTGCTCGACACCAGCCGAGTCGGTTTCGATTTAACCGACGGGCTCGACGTCGACGCCGGCTCGGCCGCCGACCACATTTCACGCGTGCTCGCAGCCTCAAACGCTGTCACGACACAGATCGAACAAACCGAGGTTGTTAACCCGTCGGGCGACGCCGGCCAAACGCTGCAAGCCGTCACCGAGTACAAAGGCACCGCTGGCTCGCTGCTGCAAACTGTCGAACATTCCGATGGCGGCGACGTCTACATCCGCCATGGCCTACCCGTGGACGGCACTACACCTAATAACGCTGTGACGTTTCGAACACGCGGCCAGAAACCAGTCACAAGCGCTGTGACCGGCGTTGTCGGCTTGACGCCACTGAACTTGTGGGATGCACGCCTGACGCCGTCAGGAACCGAGCCGCACTACTACGCCAGCATTGACTTTGCTTCCGGCACGAAAAGCAGCTACTCGCAGGTTTCGTTCACCAGCACCGGCGGCACCGAACAAACAGCAACCGCCAACGTCGACCAATTCGGTGCTCGCAGCATCAGCCGAACCGGGCTGCTGTGCCAAAACGACACCGAAACAAAGAACCTTGCGGATGCGTTCCTGGCGCAGTACGGCACCGATAGCACACCACCGCTCGCCGTGCGCGACATCGTTCTGCAAACAATCGTCGAAGGCGAAAACGAAGACTACCAGCTCGTCAAAACATCAATCGGCGACTCAACAACCGTACGGCTACGGCCCGAAGGCGCGAGCTCAACACTCGACTTCACGGGCGTCGTTTCCGGCGTGAGGTGGAACATTACCCCGTCAGGGTCACAAATGATCGTGCAACTTGAGGACGGCGTGCAAACCGTGTCGTTCCTGCTTGATGATCCAGGTTACGGACGGCTCGACGTCAATCAGATAGGCTAAAACTTATGGGTTCCGGTTACAGAACATTTGTGTCAGGCGAAATCCTGACAGCAGCAAACTTGCAGGGCTACCTGGCCGACCAGGCCGTGATGGTGTTCGCTAACGCCACGGCCCGCGACGCAGCCGTCACGTCACCAGCGGACGGCATGATCTGCTACCTCGAAGACACCGGCTACTACCAAGCGTATGAGTCGTCGACGTGGAACAACCTGATCACGTCAAGCGGCGCTGTCGCTACGGCTGACGCTCTCGCTACCGGTCGCACGATCTCGCTGACCGGCGACGCAACCGGTACATCGGGCAGCTTCGACGGCACCGGCAACGTCTCCATCGCGACAACGCTACCGAACGCCGCCGACATGTCAGGCTCCGACTATGCGGGCCGGAAGATCACCGTCACAGCGACGGAACCAACCTCGCCGACCACCGGCGACTTGTGGATCGACATTTCATGAGTTACGAGGTGCTGGTCAATCTTGACGAAGGCGTCGTTGGTGAGGTCTACACGGTCCGGCCGCCGGAGTTCGTGTGGGGCGATCGTGAACGGGCAGCGTATGGTCGTTGGCTCGTGATCGAGGTCGACGCTACTGAAGACGCCGACACGGTTGAGCCGTTGCTGGACGTGTGGGAAGAAGTCGAAGAGCCGATGCCGGAAGACGACCCGGCCTATGACCCCGACAATCCACTCACGTTGCCTACGTTGTATCGTCGGTGGCGGTTGCGGCTGTCCGAGTTCGACGCCGACCGGGTCAACACAGCATGGGCGGCTGGCACGTTGGCATTGACCGCAACGGAGTTCGAGAACGCCTGCGAGTCGTATGATCGTCGCCGGTTCGACCCGGCTGCCGACGACGGGCAAGGCGAGTTGTGGCCGGATGCTGCTGATCCGAAGCCTGTTGAACCGACACTTCCTGCGGAAGGATCAGACTGATGGCTGTCGCTCACGTCCAGTTCGCGTCGCAGATCAACACCACTACTAGCACCTCGGTAACCGTCACGTTGGGCAGCGCGCCTACTCCCGGAAACATTCTGGTGTTCATCGCTAGCGTCGACTACTTCAAGGACCCTATCGACTTCGACACGCCGACAGGGTTCACAAAACTCGATCCGACGTACAACTTTGCCGTCGGCAACGAGGTCAGCCCAGGTGCTTTCTACGGTGGCTTCGCGGCCTGGTATCGGGTTGTAGAGTCAGGCGACGGCACAAGCTACACCTTCAATGCCAACAACAGGTACTTGGCTGGCGCGATCGTGGAGGTATCCGGCGCAGGTACTCCGGTCGTGCGCTCCGCACCGTTCTCAGACACGAACGGCGTGTATTTCGCCGGTCAGGACGCAACGGTCGAGTCGACGTCGTATGCGTTCATGGTGGCGTACAGCAGATCCGCTGGCTCGATGTCGGTGACGACACCAACTGGGTTCACGCAACTTCTTAACTCTGTCAGCAATGACCATTCGCTGTGGTGCGGTTACGACATCGGCGCGACAACGATCGACGACCTGGCCGTGTCGAGCGGCGGTACGTACTTGTGCGGAATGACTATTGAGATTCCAGAAAGCGGCACCGAAGTCACGCCGTGGGACGGAGAGAACTTCGTTACGGTCAAACCGTCGGGCGGCAGTTACACGACGTTCGCCGCTGCGATTGCTGACTATGACATTCGCAACGGCGTCTATCAGGCGCGATGGGATTCCGCTTCAAGCCTCAACACCAGCCAGACTAACATCAACGCGGGTACGAACTACACAACTGCGGCAGACCTGAACCGATATGTGCACGTCACTGTCGCTCCGGCTTACCGTCATTCTGGAGTCGCAGGCACAGGTGTAAGTTACACATCCAGTGGCCGATGCTTTCAGATTCTTGGGTCACCCTACGCTCGTGTTTCATACTTCGATTTGAGGCCAGCCGGTAATAACGAAGGTGTGCTGGTTAACCAGACTCATCGGGTCTTGCTCGACAATCTGATCATCTATTCCTCGGGTGCGTCATCTGCATCAGGGAGAGGTGTCCTTGTCAGCGCCTACTTGGGAAGAACGACATACATTGCAAACTGTGTGATCTATTCCCCTCACGATGCACACCAAGCAGTCCTCATCCAGTCGGGCAATACCACTCAAGTACAGACCGCTGTTTACGTCGATCATTGCTCTATTCGCGGTTACGTGCGGGCAGATGCTGCGATGTATGTCAACTTGCAGAACAACTGGATTCAGTCACCTACCGCCACGTATGAGGCCGTGTACGGCGGTTCTACTTCCTACGTCTATCTGGTCGGGGGTGCGAATAACGTGCACGGAACGTTCGGTGACGTCGACCCGAACATGCTCGGTGACCACTCAAGAGATTGGATCAGATCGTCGGAGCTAACAGCTACGACCACGACCGCTGACGCTGTCATCGTTACGAACGTAACGTCAGGAAGTGAAGACTTCACGCCTGTTGCAGCGACTGGCAGCGGATCGAACGTCATTCTTGCCGCAGGTGCTGACCGGCAACCCACGAGGCCTGACTCTCGGGTTGATCTGTCGCTCGATATTGCCGGGAACGCCCGGCCGATCACGAACGTCGACCTCGGTGCGTTCCAGATCAGCGAAGGCGGTGCCGCTACCGGCACCCCGATCAAGGTCTGGACCGGTAGCGCGTGGGTGAACGTGAACAGTCTGTCGTACTACGACGGCGGCTGGTCATGATTGAACGCGT